ACATTTTGACCCAGAACGACAGCGCCGCGCCACTCGACCGCAACTGATCCTGGACCGCGTAGCGTGCCAGCAAATGCAATTAAGTGCAAAAACGATTGAGCGACGGCTCGGTCTATGTAATCTGGCCTCGTACAGGGCGACCTGAGACGGGGACCGACAAGTGTTTCAAGACGCCAGGCAGGTGAGACTGATGAAGCGGGACACCGCTCACAGTCCCATGCGCAAGGCGGACGGGGACCAAGGCGCGATCCAGATCAAGAAGCTCGACGGCGAAGAGCAGGTGGTATTCGGGGAAGTCTACGCTCCCGGTTTTCCTGATAGCCAAGGCGACTTCATGACGCCGGAAGAGATCAAGAAGATGGCGTACAACTTCCTGCGCAAGGGCGAGACGTCAAACATCGACGTCAACCATTCGCAGACGCCCTCAGGCTCTTACGTTGTCGAGAGCTTCATCGCCCGTGACGACGATCCGATTTTCATCCCTGGTTCGTGGGTGATCGGTGTGAAGGTTCCCGACGAAGCTATCTGGAAGATGGTCAAATCCGGCGATCTGAACGGGTTCTCGCTCGACGGCATGGGGGTCCGCACGGACACGGTGTTCGAGATCGAAATGCCCGAGCTGCTCAAGGGCGAGACCGACGACACGCCGGGGCACAAACACTCGTTCGCCGTGAAGTTCGACGCGGACGGCAGCTTCCTCGGTGGGCGCACGAGCTACGCTCTCGACGGCCACTTTCACGTCATCAAGCGCGGAACGGTCACCGAGACCGTAGACGGTCACAGCCACAGGTTCTCGTTCGTGGAAGGGGTTCTCGGTGTCCAGGTTCAGCATTAACGCCACCGAGTTGTCGAACACCGACGTGAACTTCGTTGCGCTCGTCAAGCGAGGCGCGAACCGCATCCCGTTCCGCATCACCAAGTCAGAGGACAACGACATGATCAACCTGCACTCCATTGGCCAGCGCATGTTCAAGAGCGAAGAGCCGCAGCCGGTGCTCGTCGCCGCCATCGTCTCGAAGGGCGCTGATGTCGCCGCGATCTCCGCGACGTTGAAGAGCGCCGGCATCGACGTCACCAATTTCGTCAAGGGCGACAAGGACGGCTTCGTCACGCTGACCAAGGCCGACGCCGACACCCGCGACGTCGTGGTGGTCAAAATGGCCGGTGGCGTGGCGCTCGCCTACACGGGCCTGTCCAAGGCTTTCGACGGCTACGATTTCCAGTCCCCCGACTTCGGCGAGGTCCACTCCAAGGGCACGCACATGCAGTCCTTGTCGGCGGCCGGCGACAGCCTGCACCGCACGGTCGGCAACATCATGGACACCGCCCCGGACCCCAAGACGGCGTCCCAGCAGATCGGCAACGCCTGCGACGCGCACAAGGCGCATTGCCAAGCGATGACGAAGAAGCTCCCCGTCCAGGCGTTCAAGGCCGACCAGGCGCTGCTCAAGGCCGAGGTCGCCAAGCTGATGAAGGGGCCGATCCCCGACATGCGCAAGCACCCGCACGCCGGCCTCGCCATGGCGATCGCCCACGCAGCTCACCAGGCCGCGCTCACCGCTCAGTCCGCAGGCGCGATGGTCTCGGGCGGCACCGACGACGACCAGCAGACCGGTGGCGGCTTCGGCGGCCAGGGCGACGGCGGCAAAGGCATGCAGAAGGCAGAGGGCGACACGGGCGTCGGCGACGTTGCGGCGGCCGATCCCGAAATGCCCGGCAAGGGCGGCAAGACCAAGAAGGCTGACGCGGGCCAGAACGGCACCGGCGCTGGCTTCACCCAGGGCGACGGCACCTCGACCGACGCTCGCGCCACCGACGACGACGCCTCCAACACCGAAATCGACGCCAAGCCGGGTGCCCGCACCTCTGGCTCCAACAGCGGGATTAGCCCCATGCTCCAGACGCCTACCCAGAAGTCCGCTATCGCCACGGCGCGCCTCGCGATCGCCAAGGCCGAACTCGCAGTTCTCCTCGCCAAGGACGGTCTCCAGGACGACGAGGACAACACCAACGGCGCGCAGGACGACGTTCCCGGCAAGCTGAAGGCCGCTACAGCCAAGACCGACATCGCTGGCCTCAAGCAGCCCACCGGCGAGAGCCAAGCGGGTGAAGGCATCGAAGGCGCGCTCGACATCCGCGACAAGGTTTCCGACGAGGACGTCACGGGCTCCACGGTGAACACCGGCAAGGTCAAGGGCGCGACCCTGGAGACTTCCGGCATTCCGACCAAGCTCCTGGCCCCGACGTCCAAGAACGAAGCCGACGCCGACATCGGGAAGAAGGGCGCTGGTCACACGGCGGCCGACGACATTTCCGTTGCCGGCGCAGTGGAAACGAACGTCCAGCAGATGAAAGCCGACATGGCCGCCATCATGGGCGCGGTGAAGGCTCTGTCGAAGGCGACGGGGGATAGCATCACGGCTCTGACGAAGGAGGTCTCGGCCGTCGCTGTCATGGCGAAGAAGAACGACGCGGCCCTGAGCGGCACGGTCTTCAACGAAGCGGGAGACGACAACGTGCGGGCGATGAAGTCCGACCGGTCCGGCGCTCCCCCGCTTCTCGATACCGGCTACAGCCGTAGGTCCGCGTAAGCGGAGCGAGCAACCCGTGCAATCACGTGCACTGACATAGAAAACGGAGATTGTAACATGTCCAGCAACAACAGCCTGCTCCGCAAGGCCGACATCACTATCGCGGAATTCCAGTCCAACGGCGGCGAGCTGAACCCCGAGCAGGGTGCGGCGTTCATCCGCAAGCTGATCAAGCAGCCGACCCTGATCCGGGTCTGCCGCGTGGTCGAAATGATCGCCCCGATCCGCAAGATCAACAAGATCGGTTTCGGCACCCGCATCCTGCGCGCCGCGACTTCCGCCGTGGCTCTGACCGCAGCGGGCTCCAACGGCACCGGCCTCGACGGTCGCGCCGCGCCGACGACCTCGCAGATCGAGCTGATCACCAAGGAGCAGATCGCCGAGGTCCGCATCCCCTACGACGTGATGGAGGACAACATCGAGCGCGCCACCACGGCGACGAACGAGTTGCCCAACACCGGTCCGGCCGGCCTGCGCCAGACGATCATCGACCTGATCGCCGAACGCGCCGCGCTCGACATGGAAGAGCTGGCGCTGCTCGCCAACCTGTCCTACACGAACTCGGGCGACGCCGACGATCAGGCGTATCTCTCGCAGTTCGCCGGCTGGTTGAGCATCGCTGGCACGCTCGGCAACGTCGTGAACGCCAACAACGTCTCGATCAACAAGTCGATCTTCAAGCAGGGCCTCAAGGCGATGCCCTCGCAGTACCAGCGCAACAAGGCGGCGCTGAACCACTTCGTCTCGGTGAACAACGAGACCGAATACCGCGACACGCTCGCCGATCGCGGCACCGCGCTGGGTGACCAGATGACCCAGGGCACCAGCCCGACCTTCGCGTACGGCTCGCCCGTGCTCCCGGTCGCTCTGATGCCCGAGAGCAACGGCCTCTACACCGACCCGCTGAACCTGATCTTCGGCATTCAGCGCCAGGTTTCGATGGAATTTGATAAAGACATCTCGGCCCGCGTGTACATCATCGTGCTGACCGCCCGTATCGCTTTCCAGATCGAAGAGGCCGAGGCCATCGTCCAGTACGAAAACATCCTCACCGATTGATCCGCATTGCAATCAAGTGCAAAACGACGATATAAGAAGGGGCGGCTCACGGGCCGCCCTTTTTCTTGAAACCCGCTAAGGAGAGCGCAATGTCAGCCACAGCAGAACTCGTATTCCCGCGAAGCTACACGACCCACGGCAAGACCTTCCTGAAGGGCGTCGAAGTGCCGATCGACTTCGAATTCGCCGCGCGCCTGAAGGGCGACAAGCGCTTCATCATCGGCGGCCTCAACACCGCTGAAGCCGTCAAGCACTCGGCGCTGCTCACGCGCCCGCAAGGCGACAGCCTGATGGCCGCCATCCGCGACGCCGCCGACGCGCTCGATGTCGACGAGGAGAGCAACTTCACGCCGAGCGGCAAGCCCAGCCATCTCGCGCTCAGTGAGGCGCTCGGCTTCCCGGTGACCGTCGAGGAGCGCGACCGCGCCTGCAACGTCGGCAAGCGCACCGCCACCGTGGGCCAGCTCGATACGGCGGAAGGCCGCACAGAGAAGGTCGAAGCGCCGGCCCGCAAGACCCCGGTCATCAAGACCAAAGCCGAGGCGGTCGATCCGTCGACCCAGGGCGCGATCACCACCTAAGGAGACCAAAATGCTGCTCACCACGGTCGCTCAAATCGTCCATCAACTGGGTTTCGACCCGATGACGGACGTCGGTTTCGCGGTCCAGACGACGTTGGACGCTGCGGACGCCATGCTCAGCTCGATGCTGAACACGGAGTTCGAACAGGCGACCGTGGTGGACACGTTCTACGTCAAGGAGCCCAAGGGCCAGGACGGCTCTTCGGTCGAGAGCGAATTCAGGCTCAGCCGGGGCCTGGTCAGTTCGCTGACCTCGGTCCTGGTCGCCAGTCAGCCCAATGTGTTCAACGTCCCCGCCAGCGTGGTCGACATTACGGCCAACGTCATCCTCGACGCCGACCGGGGGATCATCCGAGATTTCCAGACCCGCTACCGTCGCCAGTTCGTCCAGGTCACTTACGTCAGCGGCTTCGACACCGATCCGACCAGCGGCACCCCGCCGACCAGCTACCTGCTCTCGGAAGTTCCAGATTGGCTGCAGAACGCGGCGCGCCTCATGGCGCTGATCGCCGTCGCCGACAACGCGGCCTTGTCGGAGGCGCAGCTGAAGCTCGACGTCAAGACGATGGGCTTCCAATTGGCGGCGCTGCTCGCCCGCAAGCTCCGCTACGCGCCCTCGGCGTTCCTCCCGCTCTGAGGTCGTCATGGCCGCCTATGAGATGGAATTTTCGTTCAGGAACCAGACCTTCACCGACGCCGGGAAGGGCCTGAAGGTATTTTCGGAGCTGATCCGCAAGGATTTCGACGGCTCGGCCCAGGTGCTGTCGCGCGAGCTGAAGGCTTTCCTGACCGAGGTCGTCGCGGCGATCGTCGCCCGCAACAGCGGCGCGTGGCCGGGCGGCACGACAGCCAGCTCACTGTCAAAGCGCTCGGGCGCGCTGGTCACCGCCATTCAGGGCAGCGTGCAGGTCGAGGGTTCGACGTTCTCCACTATCCGTGGCCAGATCGGCGCGCCAGGCGTGGACTACGCCGCCATCCAGGAGACGGGCGGCACGATCACCGCCAAGAATGGCAAGTACCTCTGCATCCCGCTGCCGGCCGCGCTCGACGGCTCGGGCAATCCGCTGAAGTCCAGCCCCCGCGACTGGCCGAACACGTTCTGCACCACGTCCAAGGCGGGGAACCTGATCATTTTCCAGAAGCGCGGCACCTCGATCATGCCGCTCTATGTTCTGAAAGAGAGCGTCGTCATCCCGCCGCGCCTGGGCATGCGAAAGTCGCTCGACGCCGGCCTGCCGTATTTTGTCACGCGGGCCATGGACGCAATGGTTCGGGAGATGCAAAAATGACCACGCCCAACATGACATCGGTGCGCCTGACGATCCTGCAAACGATCGAGGCCGAATTCAAGGCTATGCTGGCCACCGAGCCGCCAGACGATCCCTACGGCGTCACGTTCACGACGGTCGCCATCGGCCCGCTGTCGGGCTACGACCAGCGCAAGCAGTATTCTCTGGGCATCGTCGCCGGCCCGGAGAAAGAGACGTTCCTGTACCCGTACATCACCTGCTGGCTGACGTTGAACATCGAATTCCGCGTGACGGTGAACCGGGGCGACGCCGAACCAGGCGTGCTGATCGAGCAGCTGCTGACCGTCGTCAAGCGCAAGATGACCTCCGACCGCACCTGGGGCAACAGGGCGATAGACACCAAGGTGATCGGCTCCGAAGTCGACCTAATCACCTATGCCGACCGCTCAGCCGTGGGCGTCTGCATGTGCGAGGTGCAGTACCGCTACAACTCGGTCGATCCCCGCAACCCGCTGCCCTATTGACGAGTGGCGCGGTTGGCGGTCCACTCTGAAGCGTTTCGTTGACCGGGGCTCGCCGTTGCAGTTAATTGCAACGTAGGAAGCTGGGAGTTCCCCGGCACACCATGAAAGGGTGATCCTATGTCCAGCGTCGCTATCAAGCTCTCGCATTTCTCGGGTCTCAGCCACGTCGCGGATCGCACGTCGCTCGGCCTCGCCGCCATCCTGCGCGGCATGTTGATCGACACCGCGCGCCTCAAGATCGAGGTTTCCGGCGTCCACGACTTCACCGACAATTCGACTGGCACCAGCACGGGCGGCGCGCTGCTCGCCATGCCGGTCCCGTCTGTCGGCGTCAACGCGACCTCGGCTGGCGGCGTTCAGGTGACCGCGCTCAACGCCTCGCTCGTCAAGCTGCAGAATGCCGGCAAGGTGATCACCAACACGATCAACGAAGCGTCCGCGCTGCTCGGCCTCCCGGCCAACGTCTCTGGCTTCGGCACTCAGGTCACCGGCGACACGATCCCGGCGCAGGACCTGACTTCGACCGCCGCCAGCGGCACGGCTGCCGCGACGCTCGCCTCGGCGATCGCCTCTTTCAACGCGGTGGAAGCCAACGTTGCGGCGCTTGCGGCCGGCGTCAACGCCGTCCTGGTGGCTGTCGGGGCGGCCCCCGTGGACGCTACGATGCTCGGCTCGCAGACCAGCGCCTACCTGCTCACGGCGATCTCGATCCCCGCCACTGTCGCCGTCGCGGCTGGCCCC